TCCATCGGCAGGACAACAACTACGTTTTCCTAACGCAGCCTTTGATTCTGACATGGACTATGTTAAGATTCAATTCTTTGATTACGTTGCACCATTTAGTGAGCAAGGTGGTGCTGGACCTGGCTCTACTCTAGGAGTATATAATCAGTATCAAAATTCTAATGGATTGGGCACTCCTGGCGCTACCATCCACATGTATATGCCTCAAGATATTGAAGGTCAATACGGTGGTAACTGGGATGCACAAAATCTTAGCAACGTTGCTAAGACTGCTCTAGGCACCTTTGGTCAAGCTGCTGGTGGCGATGGTGTTGGTGCCATGATGAAAGGTCTAGAAGGAATAAAAACTACTGGTGAAAATTTCTTCACGAAAGGCACAGGTATTGCCAACGCTATCTCTGGCATCTTAGGTGCAACAAACTTTGGGTCTCTAACCGTCAATGATATTTTCTCCGCAACTACTGGTCAGGTATTGAATCCAAACACAGAGGTGTTATATAAAGGTCCTAAGATGAGGACTTTTAGTCTCAACTTTAAGATGGCACCAAGGTCTTCGACTGAAGCAGATAATATCAAAAAAATTATTGAATGCTTTAAGTTTGCAACTCTACCAAGATTTGGTGGAGCATCAGATGAGAATGCATCTTTCGTGAAAGTGCCACAACTAGTTGACGTGGAATTTATGACTGGCAACAAAACAAATCAATGGGTAACTCAATACAAACCATCAGTGATTACAGATTTCAGTGTGAGTTACACACCTGATGGTGCATGGGCAACACTACCCAACGGAGCACCAGTTGCAACCACTATGACTATCTCATTCCAAGAGACTAAGATGGTTTACGCAGACGAAGTAAAAGGCACTGGAGCAACCTACTGATGTATTTTTCACTATCACCTAACATCGAATACGACAGTAAACCTGTCAAGTTTCCTTTCTCGCAGTCAGACTATGTGGTTGCGAATAATTTCTTTCGTAGATATCAAATCAACCCTGACAAATTTAGTTACGCTGTCTTCTTCAAGCGTTATGCTATCAAAGAGGGTGATAGATGGGACACGATTGCTGATGAAGCATACGGCACACCATTATATGACTGGGTATTGATTCTAACTAACAACGTAATCAATCCACAGTTTGATATGCCTGTAAGTGAGTATGAATTAAGAGAATTAGTTGAGAGTCCTGACGATATTGCATACTACGAGACCACAGAGTTAAAGAATACTGATGGTGAAGTAGTGCAGCAGGCAGGACTCAGGGTAGATGCTGCCTTCAGGTCTAGAGAGTTTACCTATGTCAACAGTAGAGCAGGTGGTATTATCACATACTCATCAACTCTAGGTAGTAACATCTCCAGACCTGTTACCAATTTCATGGAAGCAAGTAGAAAGAATGAAGAGGGTAGAGAAATCTACATCCTCAAATCAAACTACCTCCAAGAGTTTGTCAACGAATTTAAGAAGCAAAGTTTCTATGCTAAGTCAACAAACTATGTTGGCAAGCAGTTAAAGAAGGCAGGAATCTGACGCGACTTTTTAGACAAAAAAATTGGCGGGATTTTTTTTCCGCCAATTTGGTAATCGCTATGCGATTTTCATTTTAGGGTTTCAGTAGCAGCGAGTGCTTTCTGACGCAGTGCCTCAGGCAGTGGCACATAACCCAGTGAGTCTGCTTTGCTTTGCTGCTCAGGGGAAAGCATGTAGCGTAGCATGGTCTTCACGTCCTCATTCTTTTCATACTCAGGGTATGCAAGAATCCAGGTGAGTGAAACGATAGGGTATGCGTTAGCACCAGCGGGGTTAGCGTCGGCACCACGCAGTTGGTCATCAAGGACAATCTCACCGAGACCAGCGGATGCAGTCTCAGCAGATGCCTTCACGAAGTTACCTGCTTTGTTTTGAATGGCAACCTGTTGCAGGTCACCCCTCACATAACCATAGTTTACATAACCGATGCTACCAGGGGTGTTAGTGATACCAGCAGCAACGCCACTGTTACCTTTACCACCAACACCAACAGGCCAAGAGACTGCCTTGCCAGTGCCTACAGTCTTCTTCCACTCAGGAGAGAAGGCAGACAGGGAGTTGGTGAAACCTTTGGTAGTGCCACTACCATCAGAGCGATGGACGGTAGCAATACGCTGGTCAGCACAACCGAAGTAAGACCAGTTATCAATCTTGCCAAGGAAGACATCAGCCAATTCAGTCTGAGTCATCTTGACTTCACATCCAGGGTTGTTGTAGGTAGGGACAATAGCACCACCAGTCATGGGGATGTGGACCATACCTTCAGCAGGTTGCTTAGCATCAGAAACGGCACCATCAGAGGCACCGAAGTCAACAGTCTTTGCTTTGAATTGACGGACACCAGCACCACTACCAACTGCTTGATAGTTTACTTGGTTGCCTGTATCCTTAGCAAAGCTTTGAAGCATGTTGTTATACAACATGGCAGGGAAAGAAGCACCAGCACCATTCAGTTTGAATGGCTCTTTAACTTCTGTCGTCTCGGTGGAAGCGCAAGCTACCATCATGGGTGCTGCCAGAGCGGCAGCTGCGATTGCTTTGAGTTTCATATTTAGTTATCAGAACTTGTACTTGGTGCCGACTTCAACTTTCCAGTCACGGGTGCTGTCAGATTGGAAGATGTTCTCCCACTTGCCATAAGCAGAAAAACTATCAGTAATCTTTACCTTACTTCCAACTTCGAGAGCAGTGAAGGTTTCGTTTTCGCCAGCATCGGGAGCAGTAACGCCAAGACCACCTTCAATATAGGGTGCGAAACGACCAGTTTTCCATTCGTATCCGACACGTCCTTGGTGGACTGCCTTCGAGTAGTCATCATCGGTGCCTTTAAATTCGTGCTTGGACTCTACATAGGGTCCTGCAAGGGCAGGAGTCGCCAGTGCAGACATTGCCAGTGCGGCTAGTGCGATTGCTTTCATTTGAAATACCTTTGTGTGTTTTGCTTTGTCCTTAAGACCCTTATATTATACAGCAAGTATCTCCCTGTGTCGTTAAGGGCGAGTTAATGTTTGGGTCGCATGAACAAATCGATATATTTAGAGGGAGTTAACGTAATTTTAATGCTCACTACGGCACAAAAAAAGACCCCTTGTCAGGGGTCACTGAAAAATCAAACTATAATAAGTAGCGATGACTAAGAGGGTCAAGCAGACCCTCTCATATGTCCACCTCAATCTTCTTCAGCAAGGCGAGCGAAGTAGGACAGTGCATCGTCCTCATCTTCGGTAGCAGCAGGTGCTGCTGGTGTGATGTCGGCGTCATTGAAACCAGCATCCGTCTTGCGACTGCTGAAGTCGGGAGTGAAACTACCACGACCTTCGCTCTCGTCCTCCAGCTCCTCATCGAGGGTGCGGGTGACCTTTTGGCGTGCGACCTGGGGAGTCTGAGTAACACCCAGCACCAGATTCAGACGCTCCTCCAACTCCTCATAGGACTTGAAGTTTTCCTTGGCAGTGAAAGCAGCGAGCGAGTGCTCGGACTTCCAGATTGCTTCCAGCTCGGAATCGTCTGCAGAGAGTGCAGTCGGTGCAGCAAACTCTGACTTGTCGTAATTCCAATACCCTGCGACGTTGGTAATCTTCAGTTTGAAGTTAGCACCTTCCCACATATCAAACGGGTTGATAGGGGTCTCGTCCTCAAACTCAGGTTGCATTGCTGCCATAATCTTATCAAAGATTTTCTTGCCAAACTTATACAGTTTGACTTGACCTTCGTTTTCAGGGTTAGCACTGTCCTTGACAACATAGATGTTGGCATAGTAGGACAGCTTGCGCTTCTGCTTACGAGCAGTTTCCTTGTCGGCATCGCTGCCGCTATTCCAAAGACGGCGATTGACCTCGCCCACAGGGTCCTTGCCACCGTTGGTGGTCAGGGAGTTTTCGATATACCATCCGCCAGGACCTTGGAAGGCATGACTATACAGTTTTGCCCAAGGCACTTCTTCTCCCTCGGGAGCAGGCAGGAAGCGGATGATTGCAAACCCATTACCAGCGGAGTCAACACTGGGTTTCCAAAGACGCTCGTCGCCATTGGAATTGGAGTTTGTTTTCTCAAGCTCCTTCGTCAAAGTTGCGAAGGAATTTTGAGACTTGCGCTTAAGATCAGCAAAAGACATAGGATTCTCGGATTAGGTTGGATTTGGTTTGTGTGACGCCTGTATCACTCGGTCATTATAACAGGGCAAAAGGTCGGCGTCAACCCTTTGCCTCTAACTCTGCCTCAAACTCGTCGAGTTTCTGCAGCATTGCACCCATAAGGTTACGGACATCATCGGTGCCCCACCATCCGTAGAGTAGTTTGGCACCTTCTTCGATGTCTCTCACCATGTCCTTTGCCCTAGGGTCATCGGACAGTTTCATTCTAGTATAAAAGACTTGTTGTTTTTCAATCAGAGCACGCACAGTATCAATATATTCTTTGGCATCCTCTTTCGTGCCCTCCAATGGCGCTGACAATGTGAGTTGCATTGCTTTCATTTGCAATGCTTCCATTTGTTGTGCCTCTTCGCGCACGATATCTGAGTCGAAAAAATCTGTCATACTAGCATTAGTTTTGCTCTGGACGTTTTCTTGATGAAGTTGAGCTCTTGAGCATCATGCTTCAATTTTTCTTTGAGAGGTTTCGTGATGAGTTTAGGCACCGTTTCAACCTCAATGTTATTTACATCACAATAATGTAGGATAGCATCAATATAATTCATTTCATTATAAGACGCAATCTTCTCTACATCTTGAGAGAATTTTGCAGCAGTCATAAATCTATCCTCTAATATGTCTCCTTTATTCATAGGTTTTTTTGTAGTGGTCTCTATACCCGATGAGTTTTTGAAGGTATTCCTTCTTTGGTGTTTCTACAAACACCTGAGTGTCTCCGCTTTCGCAAGCGATGATAGTTACTATTTTATTTACTTTTAGTTTGTATCTTTCCAGCAGCATACATGCGTATGCTGTTTCTTGAATCAGGTAATCTTCAATCCATTGGAGCTTCTTCTCTTTCGCTGATGTCTTAAAGTCGATGATAGATAACTCACCATCAAATTCAGCGATGCAATCTACGCGCCCCGCTATCTCCAAGTGGTCTGAAT